CCTTTGGCCTGTAGCCATTGACTCTGCGTGTGGTTCCCGCCACCGGGCCAGACGACAGGTCGATGTCTGCCACGTCTGCATTGAGTCCCACCCTCTTCGTGAGCACCTGCTTAGTGGTTCCACTAACCAATGAGGCCGTGACCTTCTGCACCTTGCGCTCGATGATGACGTAACTCCAGCCGCCGTCAGGGCTTGGGTTCAGCCTGATGTCGAGCCTGCTGCGGGCTACGCTTGTAAAGTCGTCAAGGACTGTCTGGAACTGAGCGAGCGTTCTGTTCACGCCGGAAGCTACTATCGTGCCTATGCCGTATGAGTTGGCGTAGCTGACCGGGACGACTTCCTTGGAGCCTGAGACGGACTGCTCCCTTGTCTCTACCACCCTGTAGGAATACCCGCCATCCCCGCTTCCATCGACGATGAGCTGATGCCTCTTGCCAATTCCTGTCGTAAACCCGTCGAGGACGGTCTGCATTGCCAGAAGCGTCGAGTTGGTTCCGACTGCTAGCGTGGTCGGGATACCCGTGCTGCTGACTACCCCGAGGTCCGTGATGCCGATACTCTCAGACGTAGCCGGAGCCTGTTCCGTTATCTCTCGAACCGTGTAGTCCCAGCCGCCATCGTCTCCCCCGCCCAGAATGATCTGATGGGTCTTGCCTATGCCCGACGAGAAGGTAGCAATGACTGCCTCCATCTCCTCGAACGTGGCATTGTGGCCCGACTTAACGACATTACCCAGCCCCGTACTTGCGCCTGCGGCTATTGTTTCCGATGCCGTTGGCGTCTGGGCCAAGACCTCGCGCAACACCCCGCTGAAGGTCTGGTCGTCATTAGGCTGTAGGTCCATCTGTAGCCGCTTGCCTACACCGGGCGTGTATGCCGCAAGGGCTGACGTGATTTCGGCCAAGGTGGCACTATCCAATACCTGAACGATGGTTCCCAAACCCTGAAGCGACTCGTCGATGCTTGCGGTTCCGGCATCGTCCACTGGTTGTAGCGAAAGCTGGCCGGAATCGTTTACGGTCTTCGTTGTGATGGACGCAATGTAATCGAACGAGCAGTCGTCTTCCCGTGTCACCCTGAAGTTCACCGTCTTGCCTACAGCGGCAACCGTGGTGTCGTACAATGACTTGATCGCATCCATGTTGACGAGCGAGAAGTTGTACCCGAACTGCTGCTGGTCCGTAATCTTCGTGCCTGTAGGCAGCGTGATTGTGAAGTCGGCAGTGGAGTTCTCGCCCGCCTGCGCCCAACTACGCTCCGTCACAATAGCGTCGAACAGCCCGTCTCCACGGGTCTGTGTTTGCACCTGCCTAGAACGTATGATCTTGCCATCTTCTGTTGTGCCTATTGCTGAATCGTGTAATCCGAGAAATGTATCAAGCTCGCTCTCTGTGTACCCCCAAGCATAGTGCTTACGCTCGTGCGTGTCACAGGATATGCCTATCCAGTCGGTAGTGAGATTGGCCTTGCCCGCAAACGCTGCCAGCACGATGTTCAGTAGGCCAGCGGCTGGGCTGTAGCTCGCCGTAGCGCTCCGCCCTTGCCCTGCATCCCATGAGTCTATGATCGACTGTCCCAGGGTCTCTGGGACATTCCAGAGGTAGCCTATGTTGCGCTCCTGGGTCGTGTTGTTGCTCTCAAAGCCATTGATTGTGAACTGGGGTTTGGCTATCACAAACGTAACCGTCACAGAGCCGTCCTGCTGGCGGGCTGGATCGGCTACGAGATAGTGCCAAGTGTTTGCCGCGCCGTAACTTACCCCCTCAATGGTGAGTGTTCCGGTCATCTTTCCCGAGATTTGCTTGGCGATAGCTTGCCCCTTGAACGGGCTACAGTTGGCTATGCGCAGGGTGAGGGCCTCGATTGTGGTGTCCGAGGTGCTGTTGGATACCGTGTCTCCAGCGTCTTCCCCTGCCGATGCTCCGCCGCCTGTCGGGAACACCACCTTGCTCGTGTTGCTGGGGCTTGTGTGGGCCGAGTCCAGCAGCACCTCGTCCCATGCGAATGTCTCGACGTACCCCTTGCGCAACGTGAGCTGCACGAAGTATTCGATCTCGTCCCGTCGAATCTCCTGCCTGCGCTCCCTGACAAATGCCTGACGCCACCTGCCGAAGAACGGTTGACCCTCTATCTCGAATGCAACCTTGTCAGGGTCATCTCCCTCTACATATCTCTTTCCAGCCGTGGGAGATAGTGCATTCGTGGGCCATGTGTAATAGCGCAGAAATTCCTTGAACTGCGGCAGTTCTCTGGGCGTGGAGAATGGCCCCCATTCGACGTTCAATTCCTCTACGTCGGACAGCGGCACAAGCGTAAGCGCCTCGCGGGCTGCGAGGCGTGCTTCACGGGGTGCCAGCATCTCCCGGCAATGGGCTATGTCAACGTCTCTGATGTCCATACTTACCTCGTCTTGAACGGTAGGGTTGTCATAGTGAATCGTTTGTCGCGTTTGTCCCTCGCAGACGCAATCTTCCTGCGCTTCGGATTGGCCCTCAGCGCCGATGCCAGAGCGTCCTTGAGCATACTCGTGCTCACCGGGAACTTGCCCTTGGATTCCGGTATGCTGCGAAGCGTCCTGAACTTCAGGATGTCTGACGTAGGCAGCAGGATAATGTCCTGATTTCGGTACAGCGGGACAGGCATTTTCCAGTAGTACACATCCACCGACCTGTCGTACAGGTAGTCCTCGGCCTCGTCGATAATTGACATCTTCCTTGTCGATGCCCACGGCCTTACCGCAAACGGGGTGCGGGACTTGTTTTCGCCATGATACACGGGCGTAAACGTGAACGGAGTCGTCGCACTGCTCACGAGATACATGCCCAGCTCGTCGTCGAACTGCACGTACTGCCCGTCAGGGTCTTCCCCGTCGGCTGTGAGTAGCGCAGAGGTGAAGCTCGATCCACCCTTGGAGACATAGCAATCAGTGCCTTCCCACAGGCTTGTACGGGACGGGAAGTAGGTGTAGTACCTGTTCCCCCAGCCGTCGTCCTTTGTGGCCACCCTATCCTGATTGAAGAATTCCACCTCGTTCGTGCTGTCCCACACAAAGTCTATGCCCAGAAGGTCGGACGGGAGCCAGAGGCCGGTAGCGTCAACACCGGAGGCAGAGAAGTCTACCGCAACCGGATCGCCGCGCAATGCGGTCCACGAATACTCAGCGCACAGATTGAAGTATTCCGTGTTCAATTGCCGCCAGATGCGAGCCTCCATTTCAGAGTCACTCTTGGCATAGAGGATGTCCTTCATCTCTTCCATTATCGGTCCACAAGGTATCATGTTTTATCTCCATTTTCACACATTAGAAAATCGTCTAGGTGTAATACCCCCTTAAGGGGGGTATTACTACCTAGTTTAATTTCCGATCAGCGTTTTTAGCCCCTCTAAGCCTCTTGTACCTGTTCCACGAAATGAACGCGCCGAGCCTCACGGCGTGGTATATTGCCCACACAACCAGCTTGTGTCCACCCTCGGCTGAGATGGTTATGTGCATCAGGTCGTCGAGGCCCTTGCGAGCCATCTCACAGAACGTAAATTCCTCTTCTCCGGCCAGAGCGATCCACAGCCCTCCCCGCTGGTATCCGTCGTCATGGAAGAAGTACGACATGAGAAACAGCATCGGGTTCATTCCGGGCAGGGACTGCGCTATGCGTGGTATGCTCCCGGCGTCGCTCCTGAACGCCGTGCTGGTTCGGTATCTGGTTCCGTCCTCCATGTGCAGGGTCAAGGGGTTCATTGACGGAATGGTGACGTTGAAGACCACCTTCCACCAGAAGAACATGGTTTTCTTCTTCTCTCCACCAGCCAGCCGATATTCGCCTGTGAAATACGCTTTCATTGTCTAGTTACTTTGACGGCAAGCGGTCCCTGACATCCTCCATGATGTCCTTCAACTCGTCGATCTTGCTGCCAACCTGCGCCTGAATGGCTGCCATGCTGACCTCAAGGCTCTGGCACTTGCCGTCCAATTCATTATCCTTGGCCTCGCCACTGGTCAGGCGAACCTCGTGCTGCTGAATGGTGACACCATGTTCGACCTGAGTGCTTCCGAACCGAATAGGTCCTGCGAGTAGAACGCCTATTGATACAAGCACACCAAGCACTACCCCGGCAATTTTCAGTCCGCACCACAATCTGTTACCGTTCGACATTATCGCACCACCCTTACCTTGAACACTTCGCTCCAGTTGCCTAGATCGCTCCATCCTATCCACATAGTGCCATCATCCGTCACGCAGCCTGACCCGCCGAAGCTGCGGTCCCTGGCGGTCTCCCCGCTGCGCTCGTAAACCTTGCGGAAGGAGTACCCGTTGCCGTCCGGCGTCATTTCAAATGCGCGGTCAGGGTCGACGCCAATCAAGATCAAGCGGTCACCTAGATCGACGATGCCCGGTACGGAGTAACACCCGGTGTCGTAAAGTACATCCCAGTCAGCCTTGCCCCGCCAGCGGTAGACCTTGCCGTCACCAATCTTCAAATGACTCGGGCCTGCCTTCTGTGACCCGGCCCCGATGAGTGCGTTGTTGAACCACGCCAGCGACAGCGCCGGGGAGTCGTACACGTCCCACTGTGTGCCCCCCACCGTCTTCTGTACGGCCAGGCACTCGCGCCCGAAGTTCAGGGACACGTACAGCCGGCCGCGTTCATCAAACACCATCGCACGGGGCATGCCCTTGGCCGGGATGGTGCCCAGGTACTTGCCGTCCCTGGCGTCTATCAGTTGCGGCTCATCTTGGAAGGATGCCCGGATTAACGGCAGGCGGGCGAACGGCCCCACGTCCGCAACAAATGGGTCACGGGCACCGAAGGCACTGCGGTACGAGTTGTTCTGTGGTACGTACTCACCTTGCGCGGTCACACTCCATGAACCAATCGTTCTGGCCCGACTTGCGAAAGACCCACCCGTGTATTCCCGCACGCGACTACCGTGCTCTGGCGTCAGCCATGTATTGCCGCCCCACTCCCACAGCGACACGGTTTCCTCGGAGGCACGGTAGATCCGCTCCCCGGTTCGTGCGTCATACACCTCCGCCAAGTTCCCGCCATGGTAGACGTTGGCCGCGCTTAGTCGTGGCGAGTTGCCATTCGCGGACATGGTGATGGCCTTCGCCAGGTTCACGCGCAGACCGGGCTTGAACGTGTAGGTCGCACTCGGTGGATCGTCAACCGGCGGCAAGTCGGGATTGTCAACCACGGGGGGCCATGTGATCGTCTGACAGCCCGTCAGTAGCGCGACGAGGGCGACCGCTATGGCTGACCCTATCACGTAGACTAGCGTTGCTTGGCGGTGTTTTGTCATGGCCTAATCCTCTGCCGTTACTTGCGTTTCGACTTCCAGCTATTCAGTCGCTTCTACCCGCGTACCACAGATTACTTATAGTCGTGTCTGACAGCACGGTGTCGTCAATCAGTACGTCGTCTATATCTCCACTGTGGTAATATATGGCATTGTTGAACCTTCCTACTTCCTCGGGAACATTGCTTTGAAACATGGATGCAGAGGTTTCGGCAGAAGTGGCGACGTGTACTCCATTGATGTATAGTTTTGAATTGCCTGCCGCTTCCCATGTTCCTGCCAGATGGGTCCAAGTGTTTGATACCCCATAGGCCGAAGTCGCTAGTTTTCCGGCACCAAAAAGACCATCAGGCGAAACACCGAAGTAGATTGACGCGCCAGCCCTGTATAGTGCCCATGTGCGCTTGCTGCCTGTGTTCCATTTTCCAACTGCAGCATTGTCCCCGCTACTAGCAGACCACCGCACCCACGCCGCACAAGTCAACGCAGACCAATTAGTCGTCACATAACCACAACTCCCATAGTCCCCACCATCCGAGTTGACGTAGGTGCTGTCCGTCCATGTCAGCGCCAGCGCACCCGCCCCGTTCACGCCGTTGGTCCCGCTCGTCCCGCTGTTGATGATTGGTGCCGAGGCATTGGTCGGGTCAGCACTAAACAGGTAGAATACGTCATAGGGATATGCTGTCGTCGGAGGGTCCAGCACAACCGTCGTGCCGTCTGCCGTGTAGACGCGCCCAAGGACGACGTTGGTTCCGTCAACCGTATAGTCGAAGTCGAGCACAACGTCCACGGCCAGCGCGGTCCCGGCCAGAAGCAAGCAAGCTATCAGTGCAATTCGTTTCATGGCTGCCTCCCCAATATCCACAGATTTGTGCCGTCCATCGTGAAGTACGCACCGTTCGTCCCGTTCAGCGTTCCCTCGTACCACCACGCAACGCCGTTTGTGGACGTGCGGGGAAGTGCGGCGTCGGCAAGGTCATCCGACGCCTGTGCCGCTGCGTCGAGGTCGAATGATGCTGGGTTGGCGTCGATGTTTGTCCCGCCCAAACTCGATAGCGCGTTTGTTATCACTGTGAGCGCGGCGCTGCCCGTGAGTTGCGCGGCGTCGTGGAAGTCCGTAGCCTCGTCGCCGTCCAGTGTGCCCGTGCTGGTGAAGTTGCCGCCCAGCGTGAGACCGGTATCGGTGTCCTGTACGGCGGAGGTCGCGAGTCCCGCCGCCGTGTTCCAGCTGTAAACGCTATTCGAGGTTATCCCCGGACCCTGCGCCTGTACGACTGACACTGACGCCAGCAACACGAGCAACAGCGCGGAACGCCGCAAAGCCTTACGCAACACTTCGGAGATACGCTTGCGCTTCCCTCCGAGCCAGCCGGACAAATAGAGGAGCAGCGCGGCAATCGGCCCCTCCGCTCGCCTGCGTTTGCTTGTGACCGCACCCCACTTATCCGCCGAGATTGTCTGCCCGCTTTTGAAGTGCAATGAGTTGTCTCCGATGTTCGTGATGCAGTAGTTCCCCATATCCAGCCGCCCTCCAAGCGTGATGTTGCCATTCGTCTCGATCCGTAGCGCCTCGCTGTACCAAGGTGCCGGAGACCCCGCAGGCAAGTTCGTCTTTCCGGGCATTGAAACGAATACCCAAGGATAAAAGTGGGCGGCGTTCGTGGCTGAGGGCCACGGGCAAAACACAATGGCTTCCATCTCCGGGCAGGCAGCCCATTCCCCGCGATACTCAGCGCCATCCCATAAGATAGGAGCACTGCCAACTGTCGCATAGGTTCGGAACCGCGCTGCGTAACTATCCTTTGTCGAGGTGAGATCGTTGGATACGACAATGGCCGTGGGGGTCGTCGCTCCGCGGCCCGTGACGGATTGCAGGGTGTCAGATTCCACGATAAGAAATTGCCCCGTCCCTCCCTGTGCCACGTACAGCGCCGCCGCTGCCTCTGCCGCGTCGTTGGTCGCGCCGTCAACCAGGGAGTTGGTGAGGCCGACGAGTGTGTCCAGGTCGGTACGCAGGTCGTTCGTCCCGCCGCTCAATGAATTGGTAGCCGCCTGAAATGCGGACTGTGGCGCGGCGGCGTCCGCAAGGTCCAGTGAGGCGTTGATTGACACGTCAAGCTGCGTCTCGTCCACGCCGGCGTTTGTGCTGATACCGGACCAGCCTGTGAGGTTGGCCGTGAGGGGCTGGTAAGCAGCGTCACTCTCCGTCTCGGTGTAGTACCTGCCGTCCAGGTCGTAGCTCGTCACGCTGTCAACGTGGCCCAGCCCATCCACCCCAACGTCCTGGATGACCGTGCCGCCCGAGTTGTCAACATCGGCCTGGCTCGATGAGTCCGTATGCGCCACGGCCCGTGTGCGCCCGCTGCCGGTCACGGTTATGCCGGTCCCTGCGGTGATGTTGGTGAGGGCATTGACGTACACTGTCGCGCTGGTTCGTGCCACGGTGGTATCTACCGCAAAGCTACGGTCTGCCGCCAAGGTGCCGCCCCCGTCCAGCCCGTCACCCGCCGTCAAGGTCCGCGTCAGGGGCGTATAGGTCGATGCGACATGATCCAGTATGTTCGTCCCGCCTACGGTCGCGGAGCCGCCCACCGCCAGGTCCTTGGCTACCCATGCGTTGCCGCCTGTGTCCTGCTTGATGCTGAAGTCGTCAACGTAGACCGCATAGTTGTCCCCGGCTATGATGGTGTTGGTGTAGGCGCTGATGTTGGCGGCCCGCAGTGGGTGAAACTTGCCGAATGTCTCCGTCGCCGTGCTTGTCCTGGTATTGGTGTACCCGCCCATTGTGGCCGTGCTCAACACGGAATCCCCGAAGCTGTATATCTTGAGCGATGTGCGGTACGTGGCCCCGGTGATGAGGCTGACTGGCGTGGTCTGGGAGAATACTCCGGTAGTACCAGCAGCGATTACGAAGGTGTTGGCGTATGTCCCGCCAGACTGGTAGCTTGCCCCGCTGACAGTCCACGCATAGGCGCTTGTTACGCCTCCATTCACGATCAATTCCGAGCCCAGGCTTGAGGGGTCTGCAACGATCAACTGGCTCACTGTTCCGGTTTCTGTGGCACCCTGCCCCAGCACTGTAATGAGTCCGTTTGTGACAGTGGAACCATCTCGCGTGGTTCCGCTTGCGCCCCATGCGCTCACTGTCTTCGTACTGAACGTCACCCCGCCCAAATCTAGTATGTTGGTGGCCGTGGAGCCACGATCGGCAACGGATTGCAGCGTTGAGGCTACATCGAAATCAGTGCCGCTCCACGTCAGGTCTGTCCCTCCAAGTCCTGCCAAGAAGTTTGTGGCCCGTGCCAATAGAATGTTCCCTGTAAAGTTTGATGCTGCATGAACGTCAGCGTCTACGTCGAAGTCCGTCCCACTCCATGTGAGGTCGGTTCCGCCCAGTCCGGACAGGGCATTGGTTAGGGTGACTGTCGGGGCGCTGCCGGTGAGCCCAGTCGCCGGGGCCACAAGCGTATCCAGCGTCAGGTTGCCGCCCGTCTGCGTGATGGTCTGGTCGGTTACGGTGTTGGCCGCTACGGTTGCGGTGCCGGTAGACGTTTGGTAAGCCGTGTAATTCGCGCCTTCTATCGTAGCGCCAATCCGCTGCCATGATGGTCCGGCCAAGCTCCCCGCCGTAGGACTTACGGCCCACGCCGCGCCCTCGCCGGACCAAATCCAGTACGCGCCATCCGTCCGCATATAGGCGTTTCTACCCCCGTACGCCCCGTTCAGGATGTAGCTGCCCGTCGCGTCGGGGGTCAGTGTGCCCGTTATAATGTACTCCGGTACGTCCACGGTCAGGCCCCAAAGCGTTGCCGTATTCGTGGCGTCGTCGCCAAGGCGCATGACGGCTTGTAGGTCTTGGGCTTCAGCGATGAAGAACTGGCTCGTACCTGACTGGTTGACGTAAAGCGCCTCGGCGGCTACGGCAGACAGTCCGGTTGCGATGGCTACGGCATCGCTGGTGTACGCCTGCACAATCACGTCCAGCCCGTTCGTGTAGCTCTGGGCGAGGATATCGACTCCGTTGGTGTAACTCTGTGCCAGTGCATCCACATCATTCGTGTAACCCTGCACAATGGCATCGAGGTCGTTTGTGTACCCTTGGGCAAGCGCGTCCGAGGCATTGGTGTACGATTGCGCCAGATCATCTGAGGCGTTGGTGTAACTCCTGGCCAGTACAGCCGAGGCATTGGTGGATGATTGATAGACTGTGTTCGTTGCGGCTGTGCCCCAGTGCGATTGCACGGCGCTGGATACCGTCGACGTGGTCAGTCCGATGTCAATATCGCCCGTGACGCCACCAGCTTGCAGTAATCCCCCGGTTGGGGTGACGGAAGTAATGTCGCTAAGGCCGCGCTCCAGATCCCAGTAGTACGAGCCGGTCCCGTCGCCTACTGCTCGCCAGGATATGTTGCTGCCCGGGCGCAGGGGGAAGGAGTTGCTGATGGATGTATGCGGCCCCATGGTCGACCAGTTGACAGCCGCTGTGCCCAGTACGCCTGTCCCTCCGGTGATCTCCGGTGCGTCGAGGATGGTGATGGTGCCCCTGGCGTAACTGTGGGCCTCCGTGGGGCTGGTGAGCGTCAGGACGCAATACCCATCCTCACAGGGGTAGGAAAGGTCGTTGGTGTCTGGTTGGACGGTGACAGTGGTACCGCTGACCGTGGCGGCAATGCTGAACATATTCGTCCAGTCCTGCACATCCTCAATTCGGTTGGTTGTCCAGCGGAATGTCGACGTGTACCCGGTTGCCGTGAAGTCCAGCACGAATACCCACTTGGGTGTGTTGAGTTCGGATGTCTCCAGTTCAAACTGCTGGCTGGCGTCCGCGAAGTACACGTTGTTGGTGACACTCGGTGTGGCGCCGCAACCAACACCAGCGATCATGCACACGGCAAGCATTGTAAGCAGTTTCTTCATGGGCTGAAATCGTCCAATCTGTTTGTAAACTCCGTTCGGTTTTCCTTTAGGGCCTTCGCCCATCCCACGTTGTAGCGCACCCGCATCTTGGCCTCGAGGGCGGCGTCGGTGTAGGGCATCTTAGGCCTGCCAGCGAGTTCGGCTATCGTGCCGGCGGAGAGGTAGTTGCTCCACCGATCGAGGAACCAGTTGGGCAGCGTGGTCGTGTTGATCTCAGGACGGAACACCACTTTGACGGCAAGGGCACCAGCCAGCGCCCCTACCCCCGTCAGTCCGTTCATGTATCCGGCACCCGAGATATCGGTCCCCTCGCTCCCTGCTGTCAGGTAGGAGACCACGCCGCCTGGATTGTAGATGGTGAAGTGATCTGCCGCCCACCGGATCTCGCCCGTGTTGCTGCTGATGGAGTCTCGCAGGGCTGTCTGAATGATGATGGCGACCTCTTCCATATCGTCAGCGTCCGAGAAGTCCAGGTCAGTCAGTCCGTAGGTCGAGCCGTTGATGCTCACCGTCACCGATCCGTCAGTCACCAGATTCCAAGTGGCAATGACCGCCGTGCCTGCAGTGGCGCAGGTCAGTAGCGAAAGGCTAAGGTCATGCGGTACCGACGCGGACTTGAACCTCAGATGCGTTTCATGGCGCAGTTCATAGTCGTTCGGCGAGTACCGCTGACCATTAACATCAACCCACAGGATGCGATGGATTGCCGCGTCGTAGGCGTGAACCAGTTGGTAATCCTGCTGGTAGTCCGCAACCCCCACCAGGTCCAGGTCGTCCCTGAACGCCTCGGTGTCCTCGCAGAACGTGCGCGAGACTTCCTTGAGGGTCAGGGCGATGACGTCGGGATCGCAGCCAGGAAGCCGCGGCACGATGTAGGGATACAGTTGAGTGTATGCTGTGACCTGTGCCATGGTGTTTCCCTTCTACCGACAGGTCCGCGTGTGGCGCCTGTCAGGCTTTTGCGGCAGCAGCCGCTTCGTAAGCGGCCTTGTCGGCTTTGGTGCCTTCCGCGAGCATCTCAGCGTACTGCTCGCGAGTGGCCAGTTCTTGCCTGATGTCGTGCGGCCAGGTCCGGATGGTTCCAACCTGTTTGCGGAGTTTCCCGGGGATTTGCTCAAAATGCGGGTGAACTGCGTGCCTCGCGCACTCGACGAACCTTGCTGGCAGGATCACCCACTTGTTCCGCTGGATCTTCAGGACTTCACTATTGACGCCGAGTTCGACGTGGTCGGGGTCCTGTGTATTGGCCTTATCGTGGAAACGCACCCAGAAGAACTTCTCGTCCTCTGCCGTGCTGTCCAGTTTGGCCTTGATGGCCGCGGCTTCCCGTTCCTGGGGTGTGCGGTGCGGGTCTTCCTCGGTGTCAGCCATGCCGAATGACTTGCGGACGATGGCGAAGCCTATTCCTGTGCCGTGCGGCTGGACGTCCCAGTCGTTGATCGCCAGCCCTTTCGCGGCTCTGGCGCTCTTGGCGGCAGCCTCTGTCTTGAAGGGCTCTCCGCTGTTCGCGAGGATGGTGTTCGAATCAATCTGTCCTTTGGGCTGTTTTGCCTCTGGCTCTTGTGTCATTGGTCAGTTCCTTCTGTTGGTGTGATGTTAGTGGTCTGGAAGCGGGACCCGGGCCAATCCCGGGCCCCGCCTTGTTTCCAGGCGAACCGGCTAGTTATCGTGGATGCACGCCTCGAAGTACTGGATCTCGTCGCTGACGTTCACGATCGACGTGTTGTTCAGCTTGATACCAGCAGGCGTGACCTTGCCAATCGCGATAGGCGCCATGGAGTACAGTCCCGTGATGCGCTCGATGGTCCCCGACTTCAATGGCCGACTGAGTGTTACCTCATTGGCCCCGCTGCCCGTGTCGTGCGTGAGCGCCTCGATGAGTGCCTGCTTGACCGCGCCACCCATGGTCTCGCGTACCGTGATGACCGAACCTTCGCCAATGCGAGGAATGGTCGCAACAACGTCGCTGTTGAAGTTGCCGGTACGGTTCCCCGAGCTGCCCAGCGTCCATGTATCGATGATCGCCGACTTGTACCCGTAGGTCGCGTTCTTGCGGTAGTCCTCGTTGTCCCACCCGAAGTAGATGGCATCCGCGCCGAGGTAGTTGACGCTGGTCTGGTTCACCGCCGTCATCAGATCGCCACCCTCGTAGGGTTCGACTCCCGCAGTGGCGGCCAGCGCCACAGTGGCTGTCGCGTCCGCCTCCCACAGGACGCCGTTGTTGACTTCCGCTGAACGGAAGTTACGGCGCCAATCCACGTAGGCTCCCACCTGGGTGCCGGCCTCGAGGCAGACGTTCTTGAACTCGTCGGGGATGAACCCGAAGCACAGATACAAAGCCGCCCCGGTCCCGTTGAATGTCCCTGATATTTTCTTCATTGTACTGTTCCTTCCCGCTATTCAGCGTTCTGGTTGAAAAAGGTCTCTACGGACTCTATAGTAAGACTGTCTGAGTGACGCTTAGAGCGCCGTCGCGGCAACCTCGAGCCTGTCGACCCAAAGCTGATTCAGGATCACCGTGCCATCCCAAAAACTCCAGGAAACGAAGCCCAGTTGACCCAACGGATTGGCTACCGTGCGTTCGCCCGGGTTCTTCACGCCGAACTCCACGGCCTTCTTCCCCTGCAGCGGAACGATGGCGTAGGAATCACGGGCGAGGAGGATGATCGGGTACACGTCGCATGCCGTGTTGCCGCTCACCTTGACACCGCCACTGAGGTACGTGGTACCCGCAAGACCTGCCGCTTCCCACGGCTCAAAGAGAGGCGTGAGGATGAACCGGAACTCTTCGATGGCCCCGTACTCGTTCGGGAGCGCCTTCATCGAGGAGCCGTACTGCGCCACGGGGACCCAACCGTCCAACTGCTTGAGGTCGCTCAGGGAATCGGTGTTGCCCAACGCGAAGTAACCACGGCTGATCGGCTCTGTCGAAACCATCGCGGTTGCGCCGATGATCTCGGTGAACTCGCGTGCCTTGTTCTTCTTGAAGGCACGATGACTCCGCCGAAGGTCGTTGACCAGGGCGGGGGAGTTCACCAACGCTCGCGAGGCCACGCCCGCAGCGTAACTCACGTTCGATCCACCCTTCAAGACGCTGATGCGGTTGACTTCCTTGGTCTCCGCCGCTGCTTCACCGCAGCGTTTCGTCATCTCTTTGAGAACTGGATCTTCGTGGGTGTCTGCGATGACATCCGTGATCCACACCAAGTCACCGAACTGCTCAAGCGTTACGGTGATGTCGGTGGAGTTGATCTGCTGGCCAGCCGGCGCGATGCCTTCGGCTAATGGCGCCGTCGCCCGCGGCAGCGAGTGGTACCGCTTATATTTGCGTGTCCGGGTCTTGTTTTGACCCTGGGGGTCAATCTGCCCGAAACGCTCCATCACCATATCGTACTGACCGACTTGCAACAGGTTCGCTACTGCAAACCCATTAGTCCTGTCGCCGATATCCCCTGCTGTGTTGACTACTCCTGGAGGCATGATGCATCGCTCCTTTCGCGAGTTGGCTAATGTAAGCCGGTTCGCTCGGAGGTCTGCTGCCTTCTGGCGTTCTGTTGATTTTCATTTTAGATGTAAACCATGGTCGTAAAGTTATGGCACTTACCACACTTGATCTCAAAGGCGGTCCCTGTTGGCAGCGTGCCGTAAAAAAATAGCCTGTTGCACACTGGGCATGTTATCGGCTCCATCTTGACTGCTGGCAGCGTGGGCGTGCGGTATGCCCTGTTGTGGAGCATCCTGCCCGACACGCTCACCATTGCCAGTTCTGTTCCCATTGTTATCCTGCCCTCGCCTTGGCTTCCGCGGCCGCTTGCTTGGCCGCCTCTTCAAACCCTGCTTCGTAGGTGTCTTCGCCGTCCGATTCTGAACTCCGCCCGCCACCACCGCCACCCGGGGAGGTCTCCCTGTGCAGGTCAGTGCGCTTCTTGTGCTTTGTATCCTTCGCGGCGTCGGCGGGTGTCTTGGCTTCCCGTGCGGTCTTCTCTTTGTAGGCTCCCATGGCCAGCGCGACATCCCTGCCATCCCAACTGGCGGCGAGACGCTTCATGCCCTCACTGGCTTCGCCTACCCATTTCTTGTACTCCGGACTGGCCTCGAGTTGCTCCGCATCGGAATGCCCGCGCAACCGCAGGTCCCGGTACAGTTTCGACTGCTGTACCTCCTGTTCCATCTGCTTCAGATCTTCCGGCTTGACGTACTCCCGGGCCTCCAGTTCCGCAATCTTAGCTTCGAGCGCGGCGGTCTTAGTGTCCTGGCCCTGCCGCGCCAAGGTCAGGATGCCGACGAGCATGTTGTCTCCGACCTCTGCCCGGAGGTCCCCGATGGTCTGCGGATCGCCTTCTGCGGCTCCGGGGATCTTCACGTCCTTGGATGCGTCCAGCAGTGTGCTGATGTCGCCCTGATCGCCCACGACGGGCGCCTTGCCGGCTTTCTGCGTGGCCTCGTACTTGTCCACCAGATCGATCACGTCCGCAGGGTTGTCCATGTTCGCCTGCTCCTTGACCGCGGTGGGCTGCTTGGCAATCCAGTCGAAGAACGCTTGGTCCTTCACCAGTGCCTCTATCTGAGGGCGGTCCTTTTTGACGACGGCGAAGTTCCTGTCATACGCCTCTACCGCCTGCTCTTTCTCCAGTTCCGCCGCCCGAGCCTCAGCAGCAGTGGCAGCGGGATTCTCGTCCGGCACCTTCGCCTTGGCCTCGTCCAGCGTGGCTTGGGCCGCAGCGGTGGCCTCATCGCCCTCGGCGTCCGTTACCGCCTGCTCAAGGACGGCAATGTCCTCGGGGGTGGGCGTGGCGGGCGCCTCCTCCGTCTTCCCTCCTGCATCCGTGAAGGCTTTGGCCGCAGCGGTCTTGGCCTCGGGAGTGTCGGCATCAGCGACCGCCTGCTCGAGTGCGGCGAGTTCCGCTGTCTTGGCGTCTTCAGCGACCTTCGCGGTATCCGCCTCGGCCTTTCCCTCTACCTCTTCCTCGGGCGGCTTGGGGATTGCTTTGCCCGCGGCGGCTGCATCGAACGATGCGTCGAAGTCCTTGTTCTGCTCTGGGCTAGCGTCATCGGCTTCGAGGGCCGCGACTTCTTCCTCTGGCGTTTCCGTGGTCATGGTCATGTCTCCCTGGTGGTTGACGACTTGTGGTTCGGTACTGCTACGACTTCTTCTTGGCGGCCTTCTTCTTCGCCGCTGCCGGTGCGTCAGGTGTCGGTTTCTTTGCTTTCTTTGCCGCTGCCTGGGCCGGGGGTTCCGGCTTTGCGGACAGCGCGACGACTGCGGACTTGATGATTGCGGCCAGCAATGCCTGTCCCGCTGGTGATTCGATGTACTCGCGGATAATCTGCCGCACCTGCTTGCTGTTGATGGTTCCCAAGCTCATGGTCATGTCCTCCTGTGAGGGCGCCCCAAGGGACGCCCGCCGTTTTTGTCTGCGCCGTTACGATCCTAGTTGTCTTGCGCCTTGGTCGTGAACAGGTACACATTCCCTGTCACCGTGTTCGTCACGCCATTGGTGGTGGCGTCATCGTCAATGGCCCATGTGATGTACAGGTCTACCGCCGTGCCAGTGCCATCGAAGTTCGCCGGAGCCGCAAGTATGGCGTCAAAGGCGTTCGTGAACACCGTTCCAGCGGTCGTGTCAAGCGTGGTGGACGGGATAATGTCGGCCTCAGTCGATGTCAGCGCACTGTCGGCTGTGGCAGCGGCCGTACCAAACGCCATCGCATAGGTGTCGGTCACGCCGCCATTGACAACAGAAGTGCAATCCGCCACGGCCAGAAGCAGCGTAAACGCCCCGGCATCGAAGTCGGCTATCTGGACTTCCTCGCCCCTGTCGCCGGAGTCAGCCGCAGACATTACCACGTTGGTCAGCGAGATGGTCGTAACCACGATGTCGCCCATTGCCTCGGCAGAAGCAGCCGCAGCCGCAATGGGGGTAATCAGACCCGCGCTTGCCAGCTTGGTCAGAGCAATCGCCGCCGCAGCAGAAATGTCAGCATTGACAAGCGTGCCATCATCAACCTGGGCGGTGCCAATAGCATCGAGAAGGCCGTTGGTCATTCTGGCAATAGCCAGATTGCCAAGCTGGATTCCCGCAGCGTTGATGTTCGTGATCGCCTCGCCGCTCACTGCCGGAACAGTCCAGCCCGCAGCGAGCACGTTGGTTACAATGGTCGGGTCAAGCGCGTCACTGTCAATCGTACCATCGCCAATTTGCTCGCCGTCAATCACGCCGTTGCTGACCAAGATGTTCGTAGTCGCGCTGTTGTCGCTGATGGCGATTAGATCGCCCTTCGCCCCAACAGTCAGATTCGACACGGCAAGGTCAGCATTGGCCCCGCCAGCAGCACCGCCATCCAGCGCGTCAAGCCGCGCTTCCGCATCGTTCAGTTCTCCTACAGTGGCCGTGATGCCGTCCATCGTGTTCAGCTCAGCGGCAGTAGCAGTGAGATCGACACCTTTCAGCCGCGTGGTGCCACCGAGATTCACGCGCCCCGTGAAGTTCTGATTGCCCCGGACGTTCACGCCCAGCAAGGGCAGGGCGTCCGTGGGCGTGTCTGCCACAGGAACGGGCAGGGGTCCCTGCAGGCCGGCGCAGCCAGTGAACAGGAATGCGACGAGCAGCAGGGTGAGGATGGTCAGGAAACTGCGATAGGTTCTCATGGTCGCGGGTCCTCCTTGTCGGCACTTTCGATGAATTGCTGCGCCTCTGTCGGATACCCGAGTATCTCTTGGGCTTTGTCGATTCTTCCGAGAATGAAAAACAGGTGCTTTCGAATGTCAAGGTCAATCATACTGGGCTTGTTGTCGCGGATCTCCTCGTCGATGCGCTTGCCCGCAGCAATAGCATCGAGCAATGTCTTTGCCCCTTCCATCTGTGGCGCCGTCGCCAACTGGCGTATCTGTTCGCTGTCGGGCACCAAGGCTTCAATGGCTTTCCGCTTCCGATTACTCATACGACCACCTGCGTCTGGACCTCTTCAGCCCGCTCGACTTGCTCTGCTTCGATCTCTACCCTGGCAGCATCCGTCTCAGCCTTGCTCAGTTTCGCGGCACTGTCAGCCTCAACCTTAACGTCGTCGGTGTCGGACTTGCGCCTGCTGGCTTCCGCGGCCGCCGCCGCCCGCTCGGCCTCAGCCTGGGTCTTGGCGATCTCTGCGACCCCAGCTTCTCTGGCCATGGCCGCTTCCTCTGAGTTCTGTGCCGTCTGCAGCTCAATGGCCTTCTCTTCCTCGGTCTTCCTGAACTCGTCCGGATCCATGTCGAGGGCTTTGCCGATCGCTTCACCCAGTCGCGGGATGCTGTACTCGTCGCTCATGCGCGGATCAGAGAGGATCAACACGAGCCACTGCTGCAGCTTGGTGATGCGCTGCACTCTGTCCTGGAAGCTGGAGAAGCCCGTGGGGATGATGATGTAGTCGCCCTTGCCCTCAGTGATGGCGGGGTCTTCCATGTTGAAACGGTAGAAGTCAGTCATTATGGGCTCGATGAGCCCCTCGTCGAAGTTGCGGATGACCCCCGCGATGTACTTTCCAGCCTTCTCTGCCCGCTGGGCGTCTGCAAAGGCGGTCTCTTGACGCGGGTTGGCAATGCCCTGGCTCAGTTTCGGGATCATCGAGTCGTTGTCTCCAAACCCCTCCAGCATCTTGATCAGGTCGATCACCGCCTTGCCGGCGTCCTTGATAGTTACCTGGTGGATGGCATCGGCCGCAGAACCATCGAAGTCCTCGTGGATGATAAGCTTGAGGAAGCCCTCTTGGATGCCCTTGTTGAAGTCCTCGGGGTTCTCGAACGCCCGCTCACGCATGGCCAGGATCAGGGAACTGGCGAGTTTCGATGTGTTCTCTATGTGGCGCAGGGCTCCGCTCATGGCGTTCTGCTCGGGCTCGACGTTGTCAGCTACCCCGATGCCGTTGGGGTTGTCGATGCTGTGTTCCCACACTGCCCGGTAAAGGTTTCTCTCCTGCGGGTCTACGCGGGCAAAGCGCACGACCAATTCGTTCGCCAGTACCACCATGCACTCCACGGTGTCGCCGGCCAACTCTGTATCTGTCGTTCGGAAGTTCATGCTGCTCTGAGCGTTACCGCCTGTGGCGATGTACTCCACGTATCTCTGGAAGTTCTCCGCATAGGCGCGAGGCACCTCGAGGAATCCCTCAAGGTAGCGGATACTGCGCGTGGTGTTCTTGATCTCGCGCAGCCCAGGTGGTTTCGTGGCATTGTCGGCGCCATCTTCCGGGTCTGGTACAGGGATGGCGGGATTGCCGCCCGTCTTCTGCTGTTCGAGCATCGTCCGGATATTGGCATCGATGAAGAAGGGCTTGCCCAGCTTGCTGCGTAGCTCGGTAGCGGTGATGAACCTGCGCCGGAAGTACCCGATGCCTTTTCGCGGGTCGTTGACCTCCATGTCGCGGAAGATGTTCCAGTTGCTCTCGTCCTCCCAGGATGGGGCCAGGGTGGTCTGCGTGTAGGGCTCCCACTGGATCAGGTCCGGGGACAGAGTGCTGGTGTCGGTGATGCCGGGGATCTGTACGGGCTGGAATCCTGGGCGCTCTACGCTGATCACCCTACGCACGGCGAATGTCTCGCCGTAGGTGGCCGCGCTGAGGACGTTCATGGCGAAGGCTCTGTCAGCGTGGCAGTCTCGTAGCTGCTGGCGGTGTAGACGAGTCATGGAGTCAACGTCGCGCTTGGCCCGCTCGGGGTCAGCCTGCTGGTGCCGGCTGTAGGGCGAGAGTTTCATCATGAAGGGGATCTCGCCACCCTGTAGCATCGTATCGAGAACCAGCGATACGCCTGAGACGATCTTCTGCTTGGCATACCCGAGGACCGCCCTGGACTTCCACGACTTCTTGGCGTCTCCGTCCCGCCACTCTTGCAGGATGCGATGGAAGGCGTTGTAGTTCTTCTCCCACTTCGCGTCTGTCGGCTTGCGGTCATCCCGCCATGCCTTGTACCGTGCCAGTGCGAACTCGCCCAGTTGTGAATGTCCCGCCAAATCCATACGTTATCCCCAAAAAAGAAACCGCCGCACAGGCAGGGCGAGGAAGCAGCAAACAACCCAACCTTCTGTACGGCGGCTCTAATTCAGACGCAGCTTACCCTACGTCTGACTTGTGGCCTTATCGAAACCCTCAGAGAACTCCTCTGATGGGTCCCTTGCAATACTGATGTCTTGAATCTGTAACTCTACCCGCTCTCGGGTGTCGCTATCGCCTGTGTCCTTGATGCGAACTTCAGTGACCTTGGCCATGGCGTGGATCTCGACCATCTCGCCGCCACCGACCTCTTTGAGGGCAGCGATCTTCTTGATGGTGTCGTTGTCGAAGCTGAGGCTGGTGCCATAGGGATAGGTCTCGCCGCTATCAATGGAGGGCATCGCCATTGCTTTCATGTCCTTCTTGGACTTCTTCGGGAGCTTCAGGCTGATCATTGTCATGTGCGTGGCCTCCGGTGGGGGTGTTGTTCAAAGCCGCCGACTGCGGCGGTAGCGGCGTGGAGGGCAGGCGGGAAGACTTCCCCGCCGTGGACACTGAGTGCCTGTAGGTCCTGGTGCAGCGGCTCGTTGGCCTGGACTTTCAAGCGCCCCATGTTGACATACCCCCGAATGGTAAAGATGGCCTGCTCGTCTTCCTGCCAGATTGCCTCGACGAGATACGGATTAGGTTTGATCTGATCAGACCGGATAATCTTGAGGCGATAGACCCGCACGGTCTCGGCGTCCTGGTGATAGTACATCGTGTCTGCATAGTACAAAGTCCAACACTGCATCAGCCATGCGGCCAACCCATAGTGGACGATCCCGCCTACAGTCGTAATGCCATCATTCGTAACGGTTTCATTGCCATCTCGTAGTACGTGTTCAATGCTGATGAACCTTAGCGTTTCGAACTCGTAGACTATGTTGGTTGAAATGTCAAGGCCCAAAAGAACGGCATGGCCCTGGAGTTGAATCTTGCTCTGGCCATCCGGCTTGGGGAAGCAGATGCCGCCCTTCATCTGAAAGCGGGAGACATAGGGCTTGCCTGCGTCGTCGAATGTCAGGGTGCTGGTGCGGTCCTCCTTGTTGTAGATCGCTGCGGTGGGGCGCATGATGGCCGGCAGCTTGGGGATCTGCGGGGGATCGTCCCACTCTGGTTTGTCTACGCCTCTGAGGTAGCGTTCGGTCATCCCGACTTCCCTCCAGTCTGATTGATGCGGGCAAACTCGTCCCGCACGCGACGGGCAGAGAGTGCTTTGGCCCGCGCTTTGCTGGCGGCGTCCCTGAACTCATTCGTGGCATCATCTGCGCGATGCCAGCGCAATGACACACTTTCCTCATCGTGCTCAATCTCTACCAGATGAACTAGCCCGCAATCGCAACACACGAATGCAGTTTCCATGACCTCGGCCTTGGATATCGGGTAGATACTCTTGTGCCCGTCCATCATGTGAACGCCTTCGCCCATGCCTGCGTCCATCTTCGTCTCGCTCATATCCTGTTCCCTTCTGGCTTGGGCCTACCCACTGGCTTCCTCCGGTCATGCCCGCACCACGGGCAGAACGTGATCGGGATGCCTATTCCGCCAGCGCAGGGTTGTCCCGCGCCATCGTTCCAGATCAACTCGCTGACGCCTTCAGAATCCGTCCCTGTCTTCCTGGCCCTCGCCCAGTCGTCACAGCAGGGTGGGTCTGCCTTTGGTGTGTCACACATTCTGATCGCCCTCCTCGAATGGTTCCTGTGCCGGTGGGATCGGTTTCTCCCTGCGCCACTTGTGCGGGGTGCCGTCGCTCGGCTCGTCGAATGCCGACACAGCCTTGAAGCTCGCGAAGACCTTCTTGAGGTCGTCCAGCGTGACGTTACCCCTGGGTGCGCTGCCCTCTGGCATTACGCATATACAAATCATTCTGGGTCCTCTCCAATGTACGGGTGGGCCAGTTGAAACCACACCTCATCCGATCGACACATCATCCGTCCGTCGTCAGGTCCGCGCAAACAGAAGTCCTCGATGTCCACAGGCTCCATGCAGCCGAAGTGGCCTGACACCCCGACAGGAGTGTTGTCTGGGATGTTCGCAATCAATCGCTTGAGATCTCTGACGGTCGTCGGCATAGCAGTCCTCCATGGCCAAACCGCTGCTCCCTCAGTTTCGTCATAATGCTCGGCTTGAATCGTAGCAATTTGCCGATAGCCAAGGGTATGTCCTGCCGTGTTCGCTTCACGGCATCAGGGAAATCCACGTCTGGATCTTGATCCCATCGCGTGAGCGTGTATATGCTACACATGACCCCCCGCGTCACCTCCGCCATCGGGACGACCTTGCCTTTATGGTACACCCTCATGTCACTCAACCCCGATGTACGGTGGCGCCCCAGTGTTCACCAGCCCGTCCTGGTCCATCCTCCGCAGGATCTGCAGGACCCTGGCCGCGGTGGCCGGGGAGACCGTGTTCCAGTGCTTCCAGTTCTTGGCGTGGCCCCATACGAAATGGCAGTGCCGGCAGAGTGTGATGAAGTTGGCCGGGGTCGTCGCCTGATCCGGTGCGACGTGGACGGGCACCTTGTGATGCACATCGTTCTTCTTGCCCGTCACGGGGTCACGTTCGCACTCACAGGCTGCACACGCTGGGTGCTCCCGGCGGTGGAGGTTCTTGGCCTTGGTGACTTGGTACTCGGTGTACGGGTGGCGCAGCACCCCGAGGAATCTGCTCAGTCTGTAGTTCATGCTGGCTCCTTCTTGTTCGGTTTCATGGGAATGCCCTGCTCATGCAGCAGGACTGATCGGTGCCCGTTTACTCGTGCAAACTTCTGGATCTGCATCCACAGCGCGTCGATGTTGCCCTTGCACGCCGCACCCCAGCCGGCCAGCAGCATGTCGAGGCCCAACTGCTTCTGAGTGTACCATGTCGTGCCGTGCTCACCCGGCGTCCACTCGACGACGGCCAGGAAGGATAAGCCGTGCTGCTGGGCGTCCTGTCCCAGTTCCAGCAGCTTCGGGCCGATGTGCTTGTCGTAGTATTTCTCTGCTTTGGTCTTCATGCCGTCACCCCTCTCTTGATCATCCGCCTGTGTGACCCTTCACCCAGCGTCTCCCAGCCATGCCCGATGGTCGTCCCGATCTCATGCGTCTGGATGCCTGCCCTGTGCATGGCGTGTACCCGCTCGATTGCCTCCATCCTCGCCCTGTACGATGAGTCATCGATTCTCCCCAGTGCCAGATCATGCTCAAGGATGCGCTGACAGGTCGTCGGCCCCGTCCCTCCAATCCGTAGACAGAGTCTCGCAGCGTGGGCATCCGGTGAGTTGCCCTGCGCTATCGTCCTGGCGTAACAGATCCACGTCGACTTCAGGCTGAGTCCTGGCATCTGGTCTCCTTGTTACTCCCACACCTTTCTGCCCATCTGTATCCGCCCGCATACCCCGCACTTGCGAACGTCAGACTTCCCCATGATGAAGTGATGTTGCCACACATGCCCGATCACCGCGCATATCACCCCGTCCTCTGCCAGCTCGCGGATGGCGTTGGTCGTGTGCGCCGGGAACACGCCCGGATAGCAGTCGGCCAACTCAACCCAGAACTGGCGACTGGCCTCGTCCATCGTCAACCCCTCGGCTATCGTGACCGCTCCGTTTGTGACGCTGATGGTCACGGGTCCGATTTCGATGGCAGTCCATACCAATGCGTCCATGAGGGTACAGCCGTTCGTTGCGAACAGAGAATAGTTCGTCGTGTAGTACGGCCCCCAATCAATCGCCGAATCGTACTCGCTCGTCACTGCCTCAGTCAGCGCGATCTCAGGTATCGGGATCAGCTTGTCGACGATGGTCTGGATGTTGCTGGGGACCGGCCCCAGGGTCAGGACTGTCGCGTTAGTGTTGCCCGACTGTAGCGCCTGGACAGCCCGCCATATCACGTTGTTCGTGCCGCTCAAGTTCCACGTCTCGGCTCGGGCCACCCCTGCGACGAGCACCGCCGCTATGATCGCCATCAGTCGGCGCCAGCCGTCCTTGGCCATCCGGTACTTCGATCCGCTCTTGAGTACGGCGACGTCACCCTCGCGCTTCGGCAGCCAGACCATCCGCCTGAGTCTGGTCCTGAGTCCCTGCGTCCGCTTGTAGGGTGGTTGGTAATCCCATATCTTGGTCTTCATGCTTCCTCCCTTTCGAGTTACTTCGACACTGTGGCCCATACGCGATACCGACCGTTGGTGAAAGCGAATCCGCATGGTGTCCACCCGAACCGCAACACGGCGGCCGCGCAGAGCGCCTGTGCGTCCTCCGCTGTGTCGGCCCACCACACGCGCAATTCCGGTTGCTTTACTTCCATCCTGTCATCGGTCACGCGAGCCGACTCGACCATGCCCAGGGGCTCTGCTGCAGCCTCAAGGGCATCCAGTCGATCGCGTATGTTGTTGTCGGCTACAATCAGGAGGCATACCCATATCCATGCCGACGCGCCAAATACTGTAAGAATCTTGCTCATCGCTCAGTCCTCCACTTCCACCGCTCTCGGGTCCCACTCAGGCGGCGGCTCCTGCGGTCTGTGCCGCGGCCCGTGTCCACACCCACCGATCTTCCTGGTCTGATGATCGCACCTGCCGGCACGCCAGCCCTGCATGTAGGCTGCTGAGTAGTCGTAGTTCTCGGGGACCGGCTGTCTGCCTGCCTTGCCGTGCTTCTTGCCTGCTGCGAATGCCGTGTCTACGTCGGGGATCTTGCTCATGGCTACCTCTTTGTCGTGCTCGTTCGCACCAGCACGTACTGTGGGCAGCACGGGCTGGCCAGTGGTCCTGGGCCTCGCAGATCGTCCCTGTATTCAATTCCGCAGTGAGGGCATGTGAGGATCAGGAAGACGTGCGTCGAATCGTAGGCTTCCGACAACAGCATCGGCTCGTCCTTGGGCGGGCACGCTGATGCTGCGAGATCCATGCGGTCCATCCATCGCTTATTCATTGCGAACATGTCCGCAATGACCTCGTCCCAAAATGTGTCGGGCGCTGGTTCGCGTTCGGCTCGCTCGTCCGGGCTGTCGGCCACAGCTTGCAGTGCTCGGTCTATCTCGCTTGCGGCATTCTCATACGCCAGCGCCTCGCGTCGGCACGCCAGTGATTCCTGTTCGTTGGCTTCGCGTGCAGCGGCTTCCCGCTTGTTCTCGGCTTCCGACATGCACCAATGATAGATGCCATGGAGCCTGAATCGTAGTGCCTGATTCAATGCTTCTTGCTTACTCATCTCTCCCTCCATTTCCTACTCACCATCGCCCAGAATCCCCAGAACACAAACCCAGTCCCCGCCACGCAGCAGTACACGATCAGCAGGTTCCGGGCAAAGTAGTACGCCATGATGCTCCACCAGATTACGTCGCCTAAGTTCATCGCCTTGTTTCCATCGCCGCTCCTAGCTCATCCCCAAGAGCGCTCTCCCGAACTTCCACAGCCTCTCTGCTTCTTCTTTTATGCGGTCGCGCCCTGTCGCCTTGAATGCGTCCGCAGTATCCATCGCCGACACTGCACGCCCCAACCGCGCCGCATCGTATTGCAGCGCGATCAGCGCCGCCGCCAAAACGAGGCGGGTTTCGGCCTTCTTCAGCTTTTCTCTGACGTGAATCAGGCCGAGCGGATCATCCACGTCTGGAAAGTACAACTCCGCTTTCGTTACCTCGGTGAGCCTGTGCCGACAGAAGTTACAGATATGCCGTGCGGTTTTCATCGGGCTATCCGTCTCCGCGCTCCCATTGAAACCAGTGACCTTGTCGCTCGTCAGGTTGTCCGCCTCACAGATGTCGCACTTGTAGGATTCGCTTTTCATTCTCTTACCTCCTTGTTTCCATGGCTGCGCTCGATCATCCGGCGGGTTGGATAGCCCACATCACCAATGCCGCTCCGCCTGCCCATAACGCGGCCTGAAACAACATCCACGCCGCCGCTTCCCGTGCCGTCATATTAAGACGATAGCGGATCTTCCGGGTGCCGTTTTGCTTCCATGTCTCTAGTTTCACGTCGGCTACCTCCTTGTTTCCATCGCTGCTCCTGCCAGATCGTCTGTCGTCGTGCTTGATGCTGTCTCTATGCCGGATACGCAGAGGGCGTATGTTGCGAGTGCGGACGCCCCGTGCGAGTTGTGGACCACTACCCCTTCTGCTACGAAGTTGTTGTACCGCGGCACATGCATGTCGTACACGGCTTCACGGCTCCTAAGTCGCGAGACAGTGACGACCTTGTGGTTGCGCGGAGACGATTCTACTAGTGTGCAGTCGTCTCTGTGGGTCCACTTCTCAACGGGTTTGGTTCGCCGCCTATGCGAGTTGGCTTTGGCATTGCAGTTCGCGCAACAATACAACCGCTTCCAGTTTGCCCTCATCGTCCCGCCGCACTCCCTACACGGACGCAGTGTTTCGGATGCCTTCCAGCTTCTGATGCTATCCGCGCCTGTCTGGGCTCGCATTTCTCGCGTCCAGTTCGCAGGGTCGTGGTTCCATCCGGGCCTGCGCTTCACCACTGTCTTTTTTGCGCTGTTGTCCTTTGGTCTGGCCGCAGGGTGGTTGCAGTAAGCATTTCTAGCCAACTTTGCCAACCTCTCGGGCTCGCTGGCATGCGCCGATATATGCTCCGCAATACTTATCATTGCCAGATTGGACGGCTCGTTATTGTGCTTCGAGCCATCCTCGTGATGAATGATCTTCCCGCGCTGCAGGGGGCCAATGCAGCGGGCGTACACATACTTGTGCTCTGGGGCAAGACTACCATCATTCAGGTGGATGTGAATGTACCCAGAGTCTATGCGCTCGTAGAAGGGCATTAGACTGTCTCCGGGCGCCAAAGCCCAAGCCGGCTTCCATCCCTCTGCTCTCAGCATGAACTTATGGTCGGCGGTGCATCGGATGGTTGCCCCATTGTCCAGCATAACCTCTACAACCTCTGCACAGTCAGCCGATTTCCAAACGCGCTGCGCCTGCGCTGGGACGATACGGTGCTCCACGATGCTGTAGCACCATACCCACGGCTGAGTGCCGACAAGCGTTCCGATCTCGCGCCAGCCGTTGAGTGTCCGTATATGTGTGTTGCTTGTCATGCACGCCCAGTTATGAAGCGGTGAGGTCTTCCAGACGCCGTTGTCTGAGTCCCATTCGTGCTGGTAGGATTCGAGGGAGGGGATGCCCACAGGTTGCTTGGCGTGCTCGCGTGTACAGTTGCTTTCATCGAATCGGCATTTCGGCAGTAGCTTGCGGACCTGTTCGATTCCGTCATCCAAGGATACCACAGGACCAGTGGTGAAGGGAATACCAAAGTCCATCAAGGCTGTCTCTAGTCGGGTCTTGCCTGAGCCCCACTCATGGACGGCTATATCGGCGGGTGCGTAGAAGTGGCGGTACTTGTATTTCTTCTTGTCCAGCTCCTTGCTGTAGTAGCCCAACCCCTCGCCTGAGTGCTCCAGGTAGTCGATGATGCGGTGCTCGCCCTGGATCTGCTGGATGAACCAGATGGCGGTGGAGTCCCTGTGCCCGATATCCCATGCCGTGTCCACCGGGTATCTCTTGTCGTAGGGCACCGCGCAGATCCTGCCCTCACGATAGGCGGCATACATCTGCTGCTTGTAGTAGGCGCCCTCGATGGCGCTCCTAAACGCCTCCTCGATGGTCGAGGGGTGCTGCTGTAGCATGTTGGCGCCGAGGACGCTCTCGGTGGCCACGTACCATGCCATCTGCTCTGGCGTAAACTTCACGCCCGTCTTGTCCTTGAGGTCACCGAAATATTCCTTCATGCGGCCCGTCATGGTCACGTCGCCCCGGGGCACCGCGTATGGCGCGTGGCGGTACCATGGCTCGAAGAACAGTTGGAAGTGCAGGTCGCTCATCTTCACGTTCTCGCTGTCATTCTTCATGGCCTGCTGGACTAGATCGTAGTAGACGCCCTGCGGTCCTTCTGCGGTGCTCTCGATGAAGATATGGCCCTTCTGATGGACGGTGGGCAGAGAGCCCGTGATGATCTCTCTGGCCCTGGCCGGCTGGGTTACAGATATTCTGGCGAGCTCAGAAACGTGAAGGAAGCGAGTTGTCGCACTCCTGAACGAAGTCGCCACCCTGAGCGAGGAGTTGTGCTTGAAGCGGATCTCGCCAGCCTCGTTCTTCTCGGTCTTCACTCGGTTCTTGATCCAAGGCGGCAATTGATCGTACACAAACCGGATCTTGTCCTGAAAGATCGCTTGGGCCGCCGGCATGGTGTGCGCGATGATGCCTGCCCGGAAGTTGCTCGTCCACGCCGCCATGTCAAAACCTAGCAAATCCACGAACGTAGTCATGCCCAGTTGGCGTGCTTTGCATAGAATATTTCTGTAACGCCGGTTTTCGAAGAGGAACTTCTGCACCGGCCGCATCCTGAACGGCACCGCCAACCCGTCCTCGTCGATGACGGTGTAGAGGTTGTTGAGCCTCCACGTCTGGTCCTTGAGGAACGGGGCGATCAGCAAGCACTCGTCGGCCGTCCACTCACGGGCTGGCTTCTGCTGCATCACCTGAAGGCTTGGCTTCGGTGCCAGGATTAGGGGTGGCATCTGTGGGCTCCTCGGGTGTGTCGTCGCGATACTGGACGTTCCATAGGGCCTTCCTCTTGCAGCATCGGCATGTCCCCCTGAAGGTTGCCGCGAAGACTGGTGCGTCCGGTCCAGTTTGACCCGGCCTGTGCTCACTCGGCACTTCGTCCAGCGTCACTGGTGCCGCGCAGGTAGGGCACTGGAAGCAATGAGCAGCGGCATGCCTCACCGTCTGCGCTGGCTTCCTGGGCTTGCGCTCGATCCTGCGCGTGGCTGCGCCACCCGCGAACAGTCGCAAGGCTTTGTACCACCGCGCCCTCTTCGATGTTCTTACTGACATGCTGCTGCCTCCCTTGCCTCAGGATGTGCCGCATCGACGATAAAGTACCGCCGCATAGACCACCACCCCGATCTGTGTTGCGATCAGAATCCAGTGTTCCCGTGGTGCCCCAACACCACCCCATAGACAGGCTACTTCGTGGATGACGAGCAGCCCCATCCAGGCCATAATGCCGACCAAGACTTGTCTCAGTGTCAGGATGCGCCACATCATTTCTTCCCCTTCTTCGGTAGCTTCGCCGCCTCACCTGCATCGAGTATGGCCTGGATCATCTTGGTGGCTTCGTCGCTGGCGTCGACCTCAATCTTGGTCGGTGGGTACGCTGCCCGTCGCTTGTAGAACGTGTCAATCAGTCCGCGGCGGTCATGCAGTTTGTACTCGATGATCCGGGCGATGCTCTTATCGCCACCCTCTTCGGCCTTGGTGACTTCAATGCGCTGCTTCAGGCTGTGGACAGCGTACTTCCGCGGGCTGTCCGGGGTCAGGTGTATCACCGCCTCTCCGTCAGGCAGTATGAGCATATGGTCAGCGTAGGTCGTCTTGATCATCTCAAACAGGATCGCATCGACCTCCGCAATGGTGCCTATCTGGGCCTCGGCCACCTGAGATTTCAACCACTCAATCCTTGGCAGAACCTTGGTTGCCATCTTGGATGCCTGCTCGTCGACTGACTTGGGCTTCCACTTGGTCGAACTGGGGTATGCGTCCTGGTAGGCAGAGTGCTGGGTGTAGTTGGGGTCGACGCAGAGTTGGGCGAACCGTTCCTGTTGTGCGTACTTGAGGGGAAGAGAGGGGTCGGGCGGCTGCTTGACGGCAGGCTTCTTCTTTGGCTTTGGCTTGGCCTTCGACTTTGGCGTCTGGCGCTCAGTCATAATGCCCGTTCTCTATAACAGGTTGGGTTGTAATGTCAAGGACGGACTCCCCTTGGTGTCGGTCATTTGTTGGCCTCGCGTAGTGCGGCTTCGGCTTCAGCCTTTGTCGCGTATAACCCCATCGCCTCATCATCGTGATTGCGGACCAGTATCCATTCCGTGTCGAGTGGATCCACCACGCCGACCAATTCCTTTGGTTGCGGGCCGATTCTTCCGATTCGGTAACGTTCCGTCACGGGCGGGGTCGGCGCGGTCATGGTTGGGCCTCGATTTCATACGCCAATAACCAGTGGTCGGCTTTGTCCGCAATCATGTGGGGCTGGTAGCCCGGTGGTGTTTCGGTTCGGTAGCGGTGGATGATGTTCCGCGCCTCGTTTACTGCAGACTTGAGCCGTGCAAGCCCCTCCCCGCCGCCAGTTTCCGCCGCGGGCTCAACCCTGTCCTCGCAGTCCGCATCGTCCAGGTCGCAGAAACCCGACAAGGCATGGCCGCAGCGCGGGTTGACGCATTGCGTGTTGGCCGGGTCCGGCGCGGGGAGTTGCGATTTGACGAGGCTCCCTATGTGCTCGCGCAGGTATACTTGGAGCGCGTGCCACCTGTCCGGCCAGGCGGGAATAAATGAAACGATCCGCTGCATCTCGGTCAACACGTCACCGGCCAACAGTTCCTTGCTCATACCGCCCGCCCTCCTGCGCTCGATGCGCCGTCGGCCCGCCCCACCCATTCAACTACCTTGACGGCAAGATTGTTCTCGCCATGTCTGACGAGTGCCGCCGCAATCTCTCGCAACTCGCCGGAGTCAACGCAAATCATCGGGGGAAGTGCGCCGATCTCGCACGGGGCGGTTCGGTTCGTGGCCGCCTCCGCCCTCATCCTTGCGTTGACCCCCTTTGGTATTACTCCAGTGAACCAGCTCATCCCGCCTGCCCTCCTGCGCTACGGAACCAGAGCATCATCGCCCGTGCTCCAATGTCTACCGCCTTCGATTGCCCATGATCGGTCGTCTTTGTGTCTTGCCGGATTTCGGCAGCAAGGTGTTGCGCTGGATACTCGCCATCCCAGCCCGTGTATCCCTTTGCGGCCCGCTCATCCAGCCGTGCCTTTATCTCGGCAGCGAACGCATCAACCGCCGCGTCCCGTTTCTGTTTGTCGCTCATCCCACCCGCCTCCCGCACCGACTCCGCAACAGCCGAGTCGACAAGCTGCGGCCCTGGTATATATGCCACTTCCTTGCTCACGATTGCTCCCCCTCTGGCCGGTAGCCGTTGGTGTTGAGGTAGGCGGCGACGATGTCGCGCTTGCCGTGGGGTAACGAGGTGTTCGCGGCGCACGGCTCATTGGCTCGGGAAATGTACCAGTCCGGACCAACCCCGATCACCGTCCGCACATTAGCCCCGCGTCTAAACGGAGCCCCGGCCACGATCTGCTCGGGACGGATCGGCTCGGGCGGGGCCACTTGGCGGACGTAGCGGAGGCGGCTATTATGGCCCACCGGGTCCCCCGCTTGGATTGTGTTGCGAAATATGCCCGGTTCGTCCTCGTCCTCGTACTTGTCCTCAACGCGCAGCACTTCCTTGGGGTCGGCCAACTCCCGCCACAGCCCGTCCAGCCCCGGCAGCTTAACCGCTTCAGTCTCGGCGGGCTTCCTCGCGGCGGCTATGCGCTCGTCCCATTCGGCGGGGGGGAAGGGGAGCCAGGAGCGAGCGCTGAAAGCCCATGTGGCAGCACACCGCCCAATGTGCTGATTTGCCGTGGAGCCGTCCCGGCATACGGCGTCTGTGCATGTGTCGTCTGTGACACGAAAGAACCGCACAAAGGAGGGGATATGTTTCTCTCCACCCACCCACTCAAAGCACCGCACCACCGGCTCGGGCTTCGCTTGCGCGGTTCGCAGTACCAGCGCGATCACATCATCAATGTACGCATATTGGAATTGCTCCCTCAGGTGGTACAGGTTGTGTAGGAATTTGTCGGTCTCTTTCATCTCTATGTCCTCCGGTATTACGAATGAATCGCATAGGTTGTAAATATGGGTCCACCGCTCCATGTTGTGGCAGTAGGGCTTCATTAGAATGGCAGCTCCGACTCTGTATCATCCTGTGCCTGCTGCTCGGCTTCGTTGCGCGTGTCCGGGTGGCGGGTGGCTACGGGGCCTCCTTGCGCGTCCCGGTCCTGCTCGCCGCGGGGCTTTCCAAGGAACTGCACTCGTCGGGCCACCACGCTGATCTTACTCCGCTTCTGCCCGTCCTTCTCCCAGGTGTCCAGCTTCAGCCGGCCCTCGACCAGTACGGGGGAGCCTTTGTCTAAAAACTCTCCGCACGTTTCGGCCTGTTTGTCCCACACCGTCACGCTGACGAAGCAGGTGTCCTCAGTGTCCTTGAATTTGGTGGTGACCGCCAAACCCAACTCGCATACCGCTTTCCCTGCTGGAGTGAAACGAACCTCGGGCGATCGCGTCAGATTTCCTATCAACTGGACGTTATTCATGCTGCTCATTTTCCTACCCCCCATAGCGAACGCTTTGCAGCGCACGACCTACTACACGTTATCCTGATGTCCGCCTGAAATTTCCTGGCCATAAACGCTTGGCCACATACCTTGCAGATCAACTCAACACGAGTGCTCTTTCTGCGGTGCGCTCGCGTGTGATCGCTTCTCCGCATAACAAGCAGGTTGGATATGTCATTATTGGTCCTGTTGCCGTCACGGTGATGAATGACCTCGATGGGTTCTAAGGGTCTGCCCAGCGCCTTTTCGACGACGAGAATGTGCTCTCTGATATACCCCATCTTCCTTCCTTTGATGGACCGGCATCGAGGGTGGGATGCATCGTGCCGAACGTCAACATAGCCGCTCGAGAGGCGGCACCCACCTTTCCACGCGCCATGCTTTGGCCCCGAGTAGCGTGTCTGGATCATCAACTTCGCGGCTGCTTCCGATATGCGGTGATGATCATGCAGCCCCACGAACCCTGTCTTATAGCGTTGGCTCTTGATGGCGTCTCGCGACCTACCGAGAGCCTCGCCAATCACGTCGTCAGGAACGCCAGCCTTATACATTTTGCCGAGTCGTTTCGCGTCTGCGTCGGTCCATTTTCTTGCTTTCATGGTTCATAGATACCATGCACTGATACACAAAGCAACGCTTATTATACTTCAGCTACGGGTCTCAGTGATGCCATGTTGTTAGTCCTCCACCATTCTCAGTGCTCTGCGTGATGTGTACTCTTTCTGCCCGTTGTCCAGAAATTCGATGTGACAGGTCAGCATCTTTCCCCCCGCGGCCACGATCCGGCAGCGACGTCCGAACATGGTCGCCCGCTTCTCGTTGTTCTTCCAGCGGTACTCGTAGATGCGGGGGTGCTTCACTTGGTTGCCGCCTCCACCAACTCGCCCTTATGCCGCGTCAGCCCCACAAACCAGATGTGCCAGTACACCGTCCTGCGCCATCGGTAGGTCAGTTGAATCGAAGCGGGCCACTCTTCATCTCCGCGCCACACCGCAACCGTGAGTCTGCGACTGCGCCCTCTCGGGTACACCGTCAGGCAATGGGTGATGTATGGGTGAAATAGTGACCCCTCGGTTATCGGGACGGCACAGAAAGCGCAACGGTTCGGACAGCCAACCGTTGTGCGGGTTGCTAGCGGATTGATGCGCTGTAGGACGCCGGGGATGCTGTCGCCCACCGTGACGTGCGGCATATCGGCAAAGTAATCCGGCATGAGTCGCATGGCTGGCCCGCCTACTACTGCGGCGTCATAGAACATATCTCCGCACTTCAGGCGCTCGCGCAACTCGGGCAGGCACCATGTAAACGGCACCGACACGAATAGAGTCCGCGCCTCAATCCATGGCGTTGCGCTCTTTGGCCATTCTATCTGCGGTCTGCTCATTTACTCGCTCCCTTTCCCGGCTGGCGTCAAGGCCTTCATCGCGGCCTTCCAAACGGTGTCCCCTGTGCCGTCCTGCTTCAGTGTTCGGTACTGATCCTGCACCTTGCGTCCGAGGTCGCTGCGCAATGCCTTCCGGCCCTCCGGCGATAGCGTCTGGTCGGCATCGAGGCGGGCGATCTGCTCATGGACGTTGGCAACGGCTCGGCCAAACTCGTCTGCCTTGCGCTTCTCGTAGTCCTTGGCCTTGCGCGTGTCCTGGCGGCCGGTGAGGTAGTTGTCCAAGTGGCCGCAGGGTTTCCGCATCTGGGCTCCGGCGTAGTGGAGTGACATGGCATTAATGGCTGTAGCCTGCTCATCGGTGATCGTCATGGTGCCGTCCTTCATATGCCCCTTCAGCGTGTTCTCGATGGCAGCGACGGGTACTCCCGCGAAGTCCGGATGACACTGTTTAATTGCGGCCACTGCCTCCCCGATCTTCATTCCCCCTCTAAGAGAATCAATACAAGAGTCTCCATCTCCATCTCCATCTCCTATGGAGAGCATAACCGAATCACCCTTTTTCGATGCAGTTGCACCCGATTTGGGAGTTTTGGCATTACCAGAATCGGGGTGATGCCGTGCCATTGCATTTTCCTTCGCAGTTCTGCGACGAGCAAGCTGCTTCAGTTTCTCCTTCCGGAGCCCGTTACTGACAAGCATATCCGGGTGGTCAGGATCGCCCTCAATGAGCAGCGGCTGGTACTTGTTCTGGATCTCCGCGAGGCTGGCTTGGACGCGCTCGATTGGACGCTTCAGGACGACGACGGCAATGGCCTCTGGATCAGCAGGGCAGGTGTACTGGGTGGTCGAGTGCAGCCACATCCAGTTGATGATCTGGTGGTAGTCCCGGTAGGCCGCATCGCTCAGATGTTCTACGTGGGACATCCACTTGTCCGGGTAGTATTGGAACGCTGGGGCTCGCTTGCCGTCGTCAGTCATTTGGCTTGGTCCTCCATCATGGCCAGTAGGGGCTCGGTCACGCTATCCCCCGTCGTTACAGTCCGAATCGGAATGCGGATCTGTCGGCGTGTCGTTGGGGTCGGTGCTGTGATCGTGACCGTCGCCAGAATCGTCGTCCCCGTCATAGCCGAAGTTATCAGCCCCAGACGTTTCCGACCCCGGACCATCGTAATTCCCGTCGCTGTCGTAATAACTGCTTCCACCACCACTCATGTTACCACCCCCTTTTTGTGCTCGCTGCCGTGGGCTTCTTCTTGCGCTCCCTGATCACGAGTATTGCGTTCCGCGATTGTTCAATCACCATTTGGTGGCACTCGATGCAGTAGCCGCCTACAAACGTGGTTCCATCCGTTTCCCGCTTCTTCCCGCAAAAATCGCAGTGTCCGTCCATCACGCTATCCCCTCCATCACGCACTGCTCGTTGACCCCGGCCCGCGTGTACCCGCCGTTCCGCCGCAGCCATTCCCTAGCTATGCCGCGGTTGGTCAGGCGGTACACCTTGACCTTGGCTCCTTTGCGAGTATCCCTGTCGCTCTTGTACTCAAGCTGCGCCCAGCCGCTCATCGTGCTACCCACCAGTACGGGCTCGATGACGCCAGCGGCCATCAACACCTTCGTTGCGCATCCTGGCGTGCTGTGGCTGCCGTCACGGTCCTCGTCGGGCACGATGTCCACGGTGAAGGTCGGGCTGTCCCGTTCGAGGGCGTGGTGGATCAGCGATCTCTGGAAGCGGAGGACGTGGCCAGGCTTCCACGCGCCTACCCGGTCCCTTGCTGTTGGGAAGTCGTTGGGGGTTGTCATGGATTATCCTCCCGTGGGTAGAAGTTGTCGCACGTCATCTTTCGCCCTACAGCTGGTCCCCACCTGCCGCGCCGTCCACACAGACACCTAATCCGGTTCGACCATTTGTCGGGGCGGCTGCGATGGCAACAGTCCCAGCATGTCATCTCGCCCTTCCTTGCCTTGCGGTACTGCTTCATGGCTCATCCTCCATTACCGCCGTTATGAACGCCGCCGCATGTTTTCCCATCCATTCGGTGTAGACTGGAGGGATCGCTTGCGACAATTCCGCGCCTGTCATCCAGTCAATTCTCATCGCCTCGCGCCGTTGTTCCGTGGTGAAGTCTTGTGTGTTCACCGTGCGCCTGCGGTCGCGACCATGCCCACCATACACGCCGATTACACGCGGCTTCATCCGATGGCGGCACGGCGGAACCAGTACGTATCCCCACGACAATTCAAAGAGACGGTGCCGCCACAATTCTGCATCTCCCGACCCGAGGCCGAACATCGTCCCGCAGAGGATAACCGGAGAGACGAGCGGAGCGCCTTCCACGTTCTCAATGATGTACGGTTTATCCGATTCCTTTAGGAGTTTCCGTGTCGGCCCGATCAGATCCTTGTGCTTTTTCGCATTCCACATATGCTTCAGATCGCAGTGGGCTTGGCACGGCGGGCTTGCGTGTATCAGGTCGTACTCATGGCCGTGCTCGCGCAGGAACACCAGCGCGTCCCCCTCGATGAATCTGTGCGGGTTGTGTGGTTGCGGGCGGTTGTCAACCCCCGTCACGTCAAACCCGGCACGGCGATATCCTTCACCAGCCCCACCGGCCCCACAGAACAGGTCAAGACATCTAAGACCAGCATTCCTCACGCCTCATCCTCCCCGGTTGTGCTAATGCGCCCCTTCAGTGCCTCCAGTCGCCCAAGCAGTTTTTGGGTGACGCTATCATCGATGTTGATCCGCACGCCATCCCACCGCAGCGCCTGTTCGAGGCTCTCGGCATCGGCAAACATGCCCTCGTCAAACAGGTAGCCCAAGACACCGCGCACCACAGATTTCAATGTTCGCGTGCGTTTTCTGTCCGTCTCCATGGCATTATGGCTGCACATCATGTCGCGGAGGGCGCGATGTCGCGTGCGATGGTCCCGGCGGATTCCGACCTGGGCGATGAAGTCGGCCATGTCGCCGGGGTGCTGGGCGTGCTCTGTTCCCGGCGCGGCCTTGATTAGAGTCCTACCGTCCTCGCTCATGTGTAATTCGCCCCATCCGCCACTGATGTAGCCAACGTCATTCCAGAGTGCATGAGGCGCGGCCAGATAACAGTAGGTCGCGGGGAGACTGGCGGCTTTGATCTTCCGCTCCATGTCGCCCATCAAGTCGGCCTTCGTGATCTTGACCTCAACCAGCACTGTAACAAGCCCGCCGATGCGCTGCCGCCAGTGGCGGAACACGTCATAGATTTCTTTCGATGGTTGCCCAAACCGCTTGTGCCACTTGGCGTACCTGAATTCCGTCTGTGTCGGATAGCAGTACGACGCTAGATCCGCAATCCATGATGCCGCGACAGGCACCTCGGACTCCACGGGCTTACACCCTATGGCGTCGAGGTAACTTGCCGCCGTTGCCGTGATCCGCTGCGTCAGTGCTGTCTTGTTCTGGTCCATCGCCCCTTATCCTCCCCGGTTGTCTTGCGAACATAGCAACTTGGTGCCGCCGTGTCCATCAGGTTGTGCTGCGCTCCGACTTAGCCTTATCCTTCTCTGCCAGATCGCGGTACTTCTGCCAGTAATCCCTGAATGCGAGGCGCAGCCGGTCTTCGTTCTGGCAGTCCGCCCGACGGATACATTGCGCCAACGCTTTCACAAAGCCGCCGCCGTACTTGTCCATTGCTTCGACTACTTCAAGTGCATCGTCTCTCATGTCTCATCCCCCTCTACTACATCATGCAGGTCAACGTCCTCTGGCTGCCTGCCCATTTCCTTGTTTAACGTATGACGTAATACCGCCGCCGCGCTCGTCTTGTTGATGGCAGCCAGCGCGGAAAGGTACTTGATATGGGCCTTCTCCAACCAGAATGACGTGCGCTCCATGCCTCGGTTTGGCCGCATAACGTATTACCTTACTCGCCGCTTGCGATTTGCTCCGTGCGGATGTCAATGAGTTCCTGCAGGAGTCTGTTTTTGGCGAGTGCGACCAGCCGCAGGTGGTCGCCCCCCTCGGGCTCGGTCTCCAGTTCTGCCTGCTTCTTGGTTATAAACACGCGCCTGTATAGTTCGGTCAGCATGGCATCGCTCATGGTGTTCCTCCGTATGGTTTGCGTGTCCGCATCATCGTCTCGATTCGGTCCATCCACAGCTTCATCATCTCGCGCAGTTCGTGCTCCGTGAACTGGCGCTGCTCCTTGTTCTTGGCGCGGATCTCGGCCATCACTTCCTTGCCGTAGGTCTTCTCCATGAATTCAGTGTAAGCTGGACCCTCACCCTGACCCCAAAGATTGCACGTTCGACATTGCCCATGCACACCCCTCTCGTCGAAGAGTACGGCATTCCTGCGCCCCGTCAGCCAGTGACCTGCCTGGAGCGCCTTAAAGTCGTAAGGACGCCCACAGGTCACACAGCGCCCTCGTCCGGGGTCACCTGTGGCCTGTAGGCAGTCACGCATCCGTATCATCCTGCTGAAGATCCTCCAGGCTTCAGCCTTGGCAGCCTTCACCGTTCCTGCGCGGGGGGTCTTCCGTAGCTTGGTCTTGGCTTTGAGCGGGGTCTTCCTCCGAATGGTCGAGTTGCGGACCATGCCGCTCTTCGCCTTCAGCTTCGCGAACGCTTTCTCAGACATCTTCAGCATCGTTGTCCCAAGTGCGAGTCGGGGATATAGATCCAGTAATCGTATCCCCGTTGTTCAGCGAAATGGTGACTCTTCACATCGTGGAGTTTCCGACCGTACACGACGCACCGAAGAAACCCTTTTGGGACGCGGCATTTGGCCTGCTCGCGGACAAGTATTTCTGCAACTTCCCACATTTCGCAACCGGCAGTGCGCTGTCTGTCATGCAGGCAATAGTCTCCGATCACCGCATGGGGGTCGAATCCGGCCTTCTTGGGTTTCTTCTTTGTTTTCTTCATCCTACCCTACGTCGATCACGTTCCATGATCCTTCGTCTGCGAGCACCGCCCCACCGTGGCATGTCAGCACGATCACCTGCGCGTCGACATGTGCCAGACGCTCGAGCATGCGGTCCATGTTGTCCGTGTCGACTTCCGCCGCCTCGATGATCACCGGAGCCTTGGGGTTGATGGCGTACCCGAATGCCCCATCGAACTGTGATCGCTCTCCCCCGCTCAGTGTGTTGCGACTGACAGCCTTCCTGTCAGGGCGTATCCATGATATGTGCAGCTTGCGTCCGTCGTCTTCCATCCCCAGTGCGCCTTCGGGCAGGATCTCGGAGGATCGTGTCGCCAGCGTCTGGACCGCATCGTTGACCATTCCGGTGACCACTTCCTTGGCCTGGGCCAGATCATCTGCCGCAACTGCCAAATGGTTGTTGTTTTCACGATTCATCAGGGAAATTCGCCCTTGCATGCTGCCCGTGGAGCCGCCGCGCTGCCGCATCATAGACTCGTGCCGCCTCTTCGGCAGACGAGTAACAGCCCAAGTATATCCGTTTGCTATGATCTGAGATCCTTGCCATCCACGGCCTCCCGCAACAGCCGTCGTCATGGCGTATCCCGATAAACCCAGACGGGTTTGGTCTTGGCGCTCCCCTTTGGGTGTTCGTGCCGCACGTAACGACCCGCATGTTTCCGCGGCGGTTGTCTAATCCGTTACCATTGATGTGATCTACGACCATAGGCCGGGGTGGGCACTCTCCGATAATCTCGTGATGCATCCGGCGCTTGCGGACCTTGCAGTGCTTCCTGCCTCCCCCGAGGTAGATGCCTCGGTGGGCATACCAGATGCTCGCACTGGTCATATCAACACACCAGCGGTGGAGTGCAATCAAGTCGAAGTCATCGGGAGATATCAGTGCCGTCTGTCCCTTGGTCAACGGGATGACGCAGTATGGCCCTTCGTTGTCCTCGTAGATCCTGCGTGTGGCGTGGCGGTTGTAGGCGGTATTCGGCATGGTGTTCCTCCAGAAGTAAGCGGACCCCTCCGGGTGTGACAACCAGTGCCCGGTGACGGGCATGAGGTTCCCTCGGGGGTCCGCAGTTCTTCTAGGCATACTGGTTGTCACTCTTTCACCGTAGCCGATCCGTCCTGAAAGTCAATCACAATTGACAGGCGTCCTCACGCTCACGAAGCACTCGTATGCGGCGTTGCAGTCTGGCTGTCCCCGCAGGGGTCGTTTAAAGGCGGCGTGCTTGCATACCTCCGCTACCCACTCGGGTGCCTCAACGGCTATCCCTGGCCTGATCGCGAGCATGCGGCCATTAAGCGAAACGTATATGTTTCTCTGCCGCTTCCGTGGTTTCCCGTCCTTGCGAAGCTGCGGTGGGAATATCAATCGGACTGTCTTAGGCTTGCTCATCGTCTACCTCTATTATGGCTACCCACTCAGGGTGAAGGCTATACAATTCGTCAAGCGTAGATGAGGGACCCGGATTCTCACCGGGACTTCCTGCAACGTAGGCGGTCGCTGCTGGCGTGCCGTTTACACCATCCCTCATCACATTCACCTATCCGCGAGATTGCTGTAGACGACAGATCCGGTTTTCCAACCGCAGGATGTCCCGCGCTATGAACCAGAGGTCCTCTTGGACTGTCTTGATGGCGTCGGTATTGGCAAGGGTTTCATGGCTCCATGCCTCGATGGCACGGTCCCGTTCCTCTGAATCTGGCGGGTCTGGGATCATGCGTTCTACCCGCCTGACCAAATCACGACACTCCGGGCGCCTGTCCATTGTCTCTATCAGATCGATCAGGCTGGCCTTCACGTCGTCGGTCATGTCACCAGGAGCAGGCGTGGTGCTGGGGTTCTCGTCGACAAGCGCGGTCTCTCGCTGTAGACGAGACTCCAACAGCTGCGCGGCCGCGCCTGATATCATCCTCATCAGAACGAGGCGCGACTCCAGGGATACCAGTAGTGCTCTCTCGGCCTCTGTCATATCAACTCCATTCTGCCACGATACCTCGTAGCTTTTCCGTTGCCGCTTCGACCTCAGCGGAGAAGATAGGGACATGCTCCTCAAGGGCCGCGATGATCTTGGCGTCACGCTCGACGGGCCAGACGACGCTCGGAATCCCATGGTCGTCAGTGTAGAGCACGAAGTCCCACTTCTCCCGCTCGCACACCCACATCTCGCCCTGAATCTGCACCAGGTACTCAGTCGGCACCTTCCCACCCAGCAACTTCTCAACCATACCTGTCCGCAGGGGACACTTGATCTCGATGCCTCCCGTCACTGTAAGGCCGTCAGGAGAGGCACCCCACCGCTTACTCTCATCCGCCCAGCAGAAGCCGACCTCTTCCACCTTGTTGCCCGTAACCATCTCGTACCACCCTCGAGCCAAGGGCTCCAGATTGGTGCCACGCTCCATGGCATACGTCTCGTAGCTCATCTGGATGGTGCGAGCCACGCGCTCCCCTGCCAGTTCGTGGATATATCGCTGCCTGGATGCCGCTTTACAGGGCTCTCCCCTGCTCGTCACGATATCGCTGAACCGTGAGGCTGTAGGAATGCCCAGACGTGCGCTGTGCCACTCCTCGCTGTTCTGCTTGCAGTGTAGAGCGATCACGCCTTGCCTCCCTTCTTGGCCGCCCTGCCGCGCTTCAGTTTGTTGAGGGTACGCAGGGCGGTGTCGAAGAGGTCGGCAGGGAACTCTGCGACGGCAGAGCAGTCTCCGAACTTCAGGAGATTCGGCAGGTAGTCAAGTTCGCCGGCCAGTTTGCCGAGCGTCTCGGCTTCTTCTGCGCTCACGACCTTAGTACCCGCGGCGTTTCCGTCGTCGTCCTCATCGCCAGTGACGACGTTCAGTGCGCTGCAAATGCAGTACCGCTTGGCGTAGGTCGTGGCTGACCCCATCTGCTGGGCCTTGTTCTGGCTGCGGATCAACTCTGGGAGGGGCGCGTCGTACCGCAACTCTACCAGATGCCCGTCACGGTGCGTCAGCATCCCCGCCACGCTACAGATGCCGTCTGCGAGCGTGCAAGCCTGCCATGAGATAGTCAGGCCGTGCTTCTTCATCAGGGGACGGATCATTCCCCATATCCGGTCAAGGCGGGCATACGCCTTCCCGTTGGCATCATCGCCCTTCTCGATGATAGGGCACTCGCCCTGGAAGTCGGACATCGCTCGAGCAAAGGACTTCCGCGCCTCGTCCGCATCCCACTCCCTCCGAACGGCCAGAACCGCCCGTAGCTTTTCGACATCGATCTCAGGATCCCTCGCGAGTGCGGCAATCATCTCCGCATTCGTCTGTCCTGTGGGTTCTTCTCCTGCGCTGGCGTCAGGCAGTGTCAGTTGTGCGCTCTCGTTCATGGCGTCTCCCTTTGCTGCTATCAGTGTCAGTTGTGCGCTCTCGTTCATGGCGTCTCCCTTTGCTGCTATTCCGAATTGCCTCGATCTTTGAGTTGAGCGTGCGGCGGCAGGTGAGGCATACACCGTCCCACGTCTGTTTGCATCCTTTCGTTTCGCAGTCGATGCAGGTCATGTTGCGAGTCCCTCGATGACCGCCTCGACCATCTCAATCCTTCTGCCGATCCATCGCATCACGTTTGCCGCCATGCTGTTGCCAAGAGCCTTGTAGCGGGGACCATCTGGGCAGTTCTTGGCGGGTTTCTTGCGCCACGCGATGCGCGTGTAGTCGTCTGGGAATCCCTGAAGCCTCTCGCACTCAACTGGAGTAAGGCGGCGAACGGTCATGCCAACTTGCGCGGCTGCGTATCCGCTTCCGGGCTTTCCTCCAGCACAAGATAGTTGTGGGGCGGCCGCCGATGTCCTGAGTTCACCGCGCTGGTTTTCAGCAAACGCCACCGCCCCTACCCCGATTCCATCTCTGCCCCCGTTGGGGGTCAGCACGGCGTTTGCGGTTCCATCCTGCCGTGTCTCAAGGTTGCGGCCATCACCCCGACCTCGCACGGCCAGGGTCAGGGGAACACCGCGACCAGTGCCGTCCTCGCTTGCGTCATGCTCGGCGCGTAGGGTGTGGGCGAGTCCACCCGGAATCATATAGCCCGCTGCCGCATGGTCCGCACTGTTCGTCCACCCGCCACTCTTGGCGCATGACTTCAGTGTGCCGCATGTCTCGGGGATCAGCGTGGCGTCTTTGCCGTGCCCCGATCGCGCATTGTGACCCGCCTCATGGCTGCTGCCGCACATAAGGGGTGATGACACAGGAACTATGGTGTCGCAGTCCTCGCGGTGTCTGAGGTTGCCACCGCTTCTAAGGCAATGTGCAACGCTTCTGGTAGTTCTTTTCCGCGCTTCTCTGCTCGGCGCAGGATTCCCTTGCAAGCTCTGGCGCTCAAATAGTACCGCTGCGGCAGGTCGCCAGTCTCCAAGATGTCCGACAACGAACACACGCCGCCTTCGCTGTGGAACGGCACGCTCGTGCCCGTCCACTCGGATGTACTGAGCGTCAAGGATTCGGTAGGCCCACCCATACCCGAGTTGCGCCAACCCTCCGAGCATGGAACCAAAGTCCCGTCCTTCTCCACTCGACAGGACGCCGGGGACGTTCTCCCATACCAGCCAGCGGGGCCGATACTTTGCAGCAACCGCAAGATAGGTAAGCATGAGGTTGCCACGAGGGTCATCCATTCCCGCTCTGAGTCCAGCGACGGAGAAGGACTGGCAAGGTGTTCCTCCGCAAATAACGTCAATTCCTTCATGTTTCGGCCACTCCTTGAATTTGGTCATATCTCCGTAGTTTGGAACGTCGGGGTAGTGGTGTCTCGGCACTTCACACGGGAACGGCTCAATCTCAGACTGAAACGCGCACTGCCATCCAAGAGGATGCCACGCCATTTCAGGGGCACCGATGCCGCTACATACTGTTGCGAATGTCGGCGTCACGCATCCCCCCTCCAGATTGCTCCGAACGCTGCGACCAGCATCATGTACCAGAACGCCGTGGACACGATCATGGTCAGGGCGATGACCAGCTTGGAGTCCTTCTGGGTGGGATGCGGTCTGGGTAGCGGGATCTTGTAGAGGGTGGGTATCATTGCCTTGACCACCGCTTCGCGTAGATGTCGCACGCAATCCACGTCGTTATCCACCCGACCCACGGCCGCCAAGTAGTCCACGCAAATGGGCGCGGCATGATTACGCGCCATGCGAGCGCCAGAAGGGTCGCCGCAAGTATCACGCATCCGAACCACCGCACGAGTAATATCAACCTCTCGTTTCGCTCGTTCATCATATCCCCCAAGGCATACCAAAGGTTGCCGCCAGCGCAAGGGCCAGTGCGAGCACCAGCCCTGCTATGGCTATGTGTAGGAGTCTACGCATTGGCCGTTGTGCCCGTCTTGCTGGCGGAATTACCGATCACAACAGAGACATTGCCGGGCTTGCTGCGGTCAATCATCGCCGCCATCTTCGACTTGAGGCACTGCGGGTCGATGGTCGTGTAGACGATGATCGTGGCCGAGCCGCGCACGTACTGAATCGTGGCCGAGTCGCGCACGTCCTGAATCGTGGCCGAGCCGCGCACGTCCTGAATCGTGGCCGAGCCGCGCACGTACTGAATCGTGGCCGAGCCG